AATTCTAGCGACGTTCACTCCGGTCTGGGGCTACACAGAAACTGTTAGAGAGTTCCTCCACCAGGCTGAGACTCTTGAGCAGGGCCCGGCTGAGTTGCTTGGTGGAGACCTTGTCCCGATCACTCAGCGCAGCAAGTTGCGGGATGCGAGCATTGTTTATTTTCATTCAGAGTGGAATCCGTTCGGGGGCTACGAGCGCATCAAGGATGACCTGGCAGGCAGGCCGCGCGACGAGATCCTGACCCGTGCCTATGGAGTGCCGGTGCGATCCTCGACCACTGTCTTCCCGATGTTCAGTCGCGAGAGCAATGTGGTGAAGCCGGAGCAGATTCCGACCGAGGAGGTGACTTACTATCAATGCATCGACCCGGGTGGATCGAAGAACTGGTGCTGTGTCTGGATAGCCGTGGACGCTTCCGGAACTTATTGGGTGATGGACGAGTACCCAAACGACCAGGACTGGTGTGAGTGGAGAGGTGGTGAGTGGAGGCCTGGGCCCGGAGCGCGCGGCCGGGGGCTGGGCATCAGGGACTTTGTGAAGCTCTTCTATGAGATGGAAGGAGGAGTAGTGACTGAGCATGACGACGGCCGGATCACTACGGACACGAGCCAGCAGGGGCTCAGTATTCACGAGCGCATCATTGACCCGCGGATGTGCAAGATCCAGACCCCGAGCCGGGCCGGAGGATCAGAATCCATCCTCTCGAATTTGGACGACTTCGATTTCATCTGCCTGCCGAGTTCCTTTCCACCTGGTGACCGGGGCAACGAGATCGAGCAGGGCTTGCAGGCTTTGAACAACCTGATGGCCTTCGACCGGAACCGGCCGATCGACGGGGTGAACCGGCCCCGGTTCTATGTGAGCGAGAAGTGCCAGAACGTGATCGCTGCGCTGGGAGAATACACCGGCCAGGGAGGGCTCAAAGAGGCCCACAAGGACTTTATTGACTGCTTACGCTACGCGGTTGTGACCGGCCTGCATCACATGGATGAGAGCAGTTTGCGTGCAACTTCTGACCCGCTCCCGAGTTACGGGGCGCCTGACAGACAAAAGAAAGTAAACTGGAAAGAATGGTGAGCGAAATAGCGACGGGAGACCTCCCGCAAAAGGAAGTGCTGAAGCTGCTACGCATCTCGGGCAACCGGATCAAGAAGCTACGCGACGAGCACATGACGACAGACGACTGGTACAGCTACCGCGGGAAAGGACGACCACAGATCATTTACCGGCCGAGCGGAGTTGAGAAGCTGCGCGTTCACCATGCCGCGGCCCGGATCCTGCCCTTGGCAGTTCCACGGTTTCAGCAGGCAATCTGTCTGCCGCTACCACCGAACAAGCAAGGCAACAGGATCTGGGCGCGGATCAAACAAGCCAGCGGGAGATGGGAGAAGCATCCTGTCCTGGTGACCGAAAAAATCAAACGGCACCTGCCTCCCCGCAAGCCATTCAAGGTGCAGCTCGTTGAGAACGACGATGGAAAGAAATCCTATAGACACGAAAAGTTATGCCCTTGAACATGGAGACCGCTTCCTAGCCTGGGACTACTGCTACATGAAGATCCGCGGAGCCGTTCTCGGTGACGTGGAGGAGGCGTCCCTGGAAACGATCTCAGAAAGAACCGGGCATGACGCTCGCTGGGCTTACAAGCTGGTGAACGAGCTACAGAAGCAGGCCAGCGCGCGCGGATGAATTGTCCGAAAAGTATCCGAATTGCGGGAGTCTCCATTAAGGTCATCAGACAAGACCTCGACGGGGATCCTTACGGCTACTGGTCACTGGACCGGCGTACCATCGTGCTCGACAAAGGGCTCAAGGGCAAACAGCTCCGGGAAACGCTACGGCACGAGATGCTCCACGCGACGTTCGATTTGTGCGGAGTGGGATTCACGTCCCAGTTCCCTGACGAGCCTGTGATCCGAGCACTCGACACATTGTTCTTCCCGAGCTGGGAGCGAGTAGACAAGCGACTAAAGAAATGAACTTACGAGACAAAATCGAGCGAGCACTGCGGAGGGATTCCTCTCGGCCCAACGGGCAGATTGCTCACAACTTAAACTGCAAGGTGGGAGACATCCAAAAGGTTCGAGAGGCTCTGAAAATCTCCGGCCCCCTCGGGGGGGCTTCCCGCAAGCGAGCCCGGGGCAAGTCTGTCGATGACTTCCGCGGAAAGCATGACGTTGCGCTCATTATCCAGCGGAAGGTAGACGAGACGCTTACGAAAGAGTGCGACCAGTACTTCGAGGACCAGGATTTCCGAGCGCTCTGTGACGTGCCGGTCCACTCCTGGCGTCGGTTTGCGGATTCCAAACAGTTTGCGGCTTACCGGCTGAAGCGTGGAGGGCACAACCTTTGGGCAGCTCCGCATATCATTGCACAGATTCAGAAGATCCTGGGGATAACATAAGGCATGGCCGGGAAAGGAAAGAGCATTGAGGATCTCGCGCAAGCGAAGGGAGTAGCTGGGCAGATTCTGTCTCTCCGGGAGCAACTCGAGACACTGGCCAGCGCGCGCGCAACTCAGAGGATTGAGATAGGCAAGAAGGCTCCCCCGTTTCGCTTTGGAGCTTTGAGTTGTACTCACTTCGGCTCGATCTACGAGGAGGTGGGAATCACCAGGGCTATTTACGAATGGTTCGACCAGGAGGGGATCGAGACGGTCTACCACTGTGGGGATATGACCGAGGGGGTGCAGATGCGTAAGGGTCACGAGCACGAAGTGCACAAGCACGGCGCCGATGCCCAGATCGATTGGGTTGTCGAGCAGTTCCCATACATCAAAGGGATCACAACTCACCTGATCAGCGGCAATCACGACGAGGCCCACATGAAAAATGGAGGAACGGATGTCTGCTACCGGATCGGGGAGAAGCGCGAGGACATAAAGTATCTCGGCTCGGACGCTGCACGCTGGGTGGTCGCGAGATCCGGCCAGGAGAAAGACATCCGGATCGATATGCTCCATCCTGGTGGTGGCAGCAGCTATGCGCTCTCCTACCGGATTCAGAAGATCATCGAATCACTCGACAGCGACAACAAGCCGGACTGCCTGCTGGTCGGACATTTCCACAAAGCGTTCACCCTCCCAGCTTACCGGGGAGTGGCCGCGGTCGCAGCCGGGTGCACTCAGCGTCAAACCGGCTTCATGGCAAGGCTCGGGCTTCAGGCTCACGTTGGGGCGCATATTGTAGAGTGCCGGGTGATCGATGGACAGATCGTGTTCTCTTCCACTTGGCGCGGGTTTGCCCCGTCGAAGCAGGAAATCCCGATTTTAGAATGACCCAGGATTTTATAGAAGATGCGATCGAAGCGTGTAACCGGGAGGAGATCCCTTTTGTGTTTGCGATGCGAGCCGGGGGAGACGAGGGGGACTGGAGGGTCACCTACAACCTCAAGCACCAGGATCAAGACCCGAATCCGAGCCGTCGCGAAGAGATCCTGGCGCTGATGGAGTTCATTCTGAGTAGCGAAGATGAATCAGACACAAGGGGGTAGAGTCTATCTGTGAGCCAGAACGCACAAGTCCGAGTAAAGGACGGCCCCAATGTGGGGGATCTCCTCCAAAGCTATCGTGAGACCTTGAGCCAGCTAGGTCACTGGACTGACCAGTGCGCTGTATCGTTTGACGATCGTCGCAACTATTGGCCTGGGAAAAAAAATGACCTCCGCAAGAGTGGGCCGGAATCCTTGCCTTGGGAAGGGGCCAGCGACTGCGAGAGCTTGGTGATCTCTGAAAGGATCCAGGCTTACGTCTCGATGTGTATGTTTGCCCTGGCTCGCGCGAACATCCGGGCTTATCCGGTCGAAGTGAGCGATGCCGCGGCTGCACGGGTTGTCTCGTCATTCATTAAGTGGATGAGGGATTCGTATATTCCCCACTTTAGCCGGGAGATGGAGCTGACGGCCAATCTGCTCTTCGAGCAAGGCCTCGGGGTCACCTACGTGGGCTGGGAGCGCAAAGATATGACGCAGCTCCAGGTCTTCGACATCGAGCAGATAGCGGCCCAGGCACCGGAGATGGCCGATATGCTGATGAATGAGAGCTACGACGACGAACTCGTGGAGATGCTCCTGCAGCAGTGGCCGAAACTGAAGAAGCGGGAGGCCAAAAAGGCTTTGAAGAAGCTGCGGAAAGAGGGCTATGCCGAGTTGCCGGTCTACGTTCGATCGATCGACCGGCCGGTGGTGCAGGCTCTGGCCACAGATGTGGACATCTTCTTTCCCCACTATTGTACGGATCCGCAGCAGGCACCCTTCGTCCACCGTCGCGTCCTGATGACCCCAACCGAGCTACTATCGAAGGTTGGCACTGAAGACTGGGACGAGAAGTGGGTGGATCACGTTATCGAGAAGCTGCGGGGGACGCATACGAGCGACATCGAGTCAAAAGACTCTGCAGCTTTCCTCGGACAGTTCGATGAGAATTCGGACTTCGTCGAGATCATCTACACCTACCAGCGTCTAATGAAGGACGGGGCCGAGGGGATCTACTGCACCGTCTGGCATCAAAGCCACACCGGCAACAACGCTCACGCGAAGCATACCCTCCTCGAGGGGGTGCCGGATTAT